CCCCTACACTGGCCCTCACGCTGTCCCACACGCTGGCCCCCATGTCGGCCATAATTTTTTCATTTGTTACAATTGCCCAAGTAAGTCCTTGTGACAATGGAGAGGCACACCACACAATCCGTGGTGCTGACAGTCCAGCAATGCGGTAGGCTTCAATTATTCCCCGTTCTGCTTCTGATCTGTTGGCTGGTTCTGTGGACAATCCTATCTTTGTCCACCGCTCTACAAACTCAGGAAATCGTGCTTTTTGTTCTTCTGTCAACGACTCTATTTTAATCAACGACACTTCGCACCTCCTCGTTAAACCAATCATACTCGCGTTGGATTTTAATCTCAAATACACCCCGTGGAAGTGTAATATCTGCGTGCTCCTCGTGTGTTATAGTTGCTGTAGGTGCATTCACGTTTACAAATAACAACCCTTGCGGCGCTACAAATAATTTGGCGGTAGATGGATCTTTTATGCGGTGTGCGTGTCCAGTTGCCTCGCCTTCTGCCAATACATTATCAGCCTTTTGTTCAACCCCATCTGGCAATTCAGCCATCGCGATAATTACCACATCTCCTTGCCTCCATATCTCACTTTTCATCCTATTCTCCTTTCTATTAGTTTAAGCTAGGGTAAATATACGCACAGCTTTTTTGATAAATGCCTTGGCTTCCTCCTCTGACATCCGCCCCGCTGCGAACATAGAATCATACCCCCAAGCGTACTTAATGTCCATCTTCACCTTCCCCTGTTTTACATGCAAGTACCTTCTGCCACGAATTATAATCCATTTCCATTCCAATCCTATTTTCAGCTATTGCTTCATTTATCTCCTTATGAATCAAATTCTTTATGCGAATGTTAAGCAAGTCCCAATTAGCTACTATGTTAGAAACACAGTCTTCTACAGCATAGGTTTTCCGACCGAGGCAGTACCTAAACGCCCACACTACCATAGACTCACTTATAGCACCCTTTTTAACAGAACTTATAGCATCCTGTAATTTAAGCGTCTGCACACCTGCTCCCTTCTACTGCAGGTACCTTGTAAGTTTCATCAGAACAACACCATCCATACTGCCACCAAAACTCCTTGGCAGCTTTGCGACACGACCTCTTTGTCGGATATGTCGGATGACGTAAGAGTGCGTACCGAGCGGCTTTATTACTATAAAAATGATCAGTAAGCCACCGTATAAACTCAGTTTCTTGTTCTTTTGTCCACGTTGCTTTGCAGTACCAATCAGGATCTGTCACAAATTCTTCAATGAACTTCTTCGAATGCTTCAGATTAACCATCTGAAACATTTTCTTTAGTATAACCAGAAGTTCCTTATTTAGGCTTTTCCTAGGTAACTTATTATCTGATTCTTTCTTTGTTACTGACACTGTTAACCTCCTTTGTTGGATAGTAGCTTCTACTCTTGCCACCCAGGTCCAACCGACTGTTCGTCTGAATGAATCTGAAGCATTTTCATATTATTGACGACCTTATCAAAGTTCTCCTTATCTAGGAATCGTCCTCCCATAATCTTACATAAAGATGTACAACCTTCTTCTCCTGGAAACGTTTTGCAGTAGTTATAACAATCGTACACCTCTACATCCTGCATTGGTGGATACGCCAGCTTAGGCACTTTAACTACTTTGCTTCTAACGCACCCAGGCGTGGCCACAAAGAGGAGCACTCCAAGTAGTACCCACAAAACATAGTATAGCCACAACGGAAGTAGCTTATTCATGCGACAAATCCTCCATCTCTTTTAATCGTGTATTTAGATCATCTAACCTCAGACTCTGATTGAAAACGATATGCCCTACCGTTCCAAAAGCTTCGGCATAGGTCTCTAAAACCGTTTCACATTCTTTAAGTCTTTTGGTAGTTTCATAGCTCTTAACTGCCTGTACACCCACAACTACTGTTAGCAGTACTAGCAGCACTCTAATTACTCTCATGAATCCTCCTAATCTAAACCTGATGTATTAAACATGGCTCCATGCCCCAATGGCCAAGAGCTATCGAATCTATATGCTTTAAGGACCCCTACAACTACCCCTTGATCTGTTACTATAGGAGAGCCACTCATGCCTGGTTGAAAAAGGGCCGTAAAAACCGTAATCCTGAAGTTTAGCTCATGTACACCTACTCTAAAAATAGGCTGAATCAGAAGTTCATCTTCCGTAATAGCAACAGCAGCAGTCTTACCTTCTGTAGCTCTATACCCATGCATTTTCCATACAGCACCGTTAGGGTATGTAGGAAACGGAGAGACGGAGTACAACCATCGGTCATATTCCTGTATTATATCTTTACCTTTTTTAAACTTACGTAAAGGTAAATTCCCTCTTATCTGAAGCTTAGTTTTATGACGATTTCGTGTCCCTGGTAATCTACATATATCCGTTCCTGTAGGACAGATATCAGCTAGCTTCAAAGGAGCACTAAAGTATCTCCGACCCTGATACTCATATTCTATACGTGTAGCAGGTTTCTGCTCGGTACGGGTTCTATATGCTAGCCCACGCTGGCAACAGTGGCCTGCTGTCCAGACGTAGGATCTACCCTGTCCGTCTTTAGCAACAAAGGCTGAACATACTGCCTGATTATCGTTATAAATGAGAGCAGTATACTTCTGTACACGGCGTACTCGCGCAGGTGGTTTAGTTGGTCGATAATCAGTCATCTGTATAGGTCCTGCCTGACTAACTGAGGGAATTAAAAGGATTAAGAATATAATACTAAACTGCTTTAACCTCACCACGATGCCTCTTAGGTATCTCGTAATCATTAGCATACCTTATCTCCATGACGCCTAGTTCTTGTTTTATTATACGCTATTTTTACAGCTAAAGCATCCGCAAGAGGGATGCAAAAAGCAGCAGATAAGTCAAAAATCCTGATTAAAGTGTCAGCAAGTTCAATAGCAATCCCTTCTGGCTTCTTAGTAATTTCGTCATATTCGATTATATCACATCTGCTTCCATCCCTATATGCCTCCAATGCCTCTGACACCTCTGCATGAACTAAAGCTAAACATTCTGGAAAACTTCGAGAACTCTCCCACCAGCCCTTATCCTGTGCTATACCATGACAGAGATTACAGAATTTCTCAATCTGTTTCATAGGGTGCAATTCCTTCCTCCTGAAGCTGTTTCCAGGACTTACCCCAATGCTTTAGGGCTTGTAGATTTCTAGTATGCTCCATATGTTCGACACAGCAGAAAAAGATAGGTAAAAACTCTGTACCTGTGTTTTCTTTGCTCTTATCCTCAGGTAAAGTGTGCCATTTAGGCCATTCTCCGCAGAATTTACATATATGAATCATCGGCTTATTTTGCTGTACATAGGGAGTTAATTTAATGACCTCCGCCCCTTCTACCAACAAATCATATTTCCCATCATCGCGTTTCCGAATCTCGGCGCATCTGGGATTTAGGGGGTGGGACATAAACCACTTCTTCCACTGTTCTAGGTCCTCCCGCCTAGTCATGGGCTTTGAAAATACATACATATCTATGCTCCTTTTCATGAAATAAATTTCCAATATTTGAATAATTCAACGTGGAATTTTATAATCCTGTGCGCGCACTGCCTATTACGAGCTACGGCGTATACAACATTTAATAGTGTTATAAGAACAGGCGGTAATGGTACCCGAATCTTTTTCATATATTCCTCTTAAAGGCATCAACTAAAGTTTCTATAATTGCTGGTAACGCTAGTCCAGCTATGGTAAGTAAATAGTAAACACTCAGGATCTTTAGTATCATCATCATAGTATATCTAAAACCACCCCTTCATTGCCTTTGCTCTTTCCTTGGTTAATAAATGTAACGCTCTTACCGTGTCCTCCTAAAAGGGTGTCATCAGCAACTACATCAGCTTTCTCTAGTAAGTGCCATAAAGCATCAATCATACCTGGGGCATCTCTGCGCCTTAGATCAGATGCGGTGTAAGTAATTGTAATGTCTACTGGGGTGGTTATAGTCCTGTAATCTGTAGGTATTTGTAGTGCAAGCTGCTTTAATGCATCTGTACGCCACTGAACAAATCGCTTATTCGGGTATTTCTGAACAAAGGATCTTCCGCTCTTAGCTACAATAGGCCTTAATTGAATAGCATTCTTACCTGAAGGGATCTGTCCTTTAAGCTCTAATCTAAGTCTTTCATGCGTCGTATTCATCGAGTACCTCCACAAGGATTCCTTTCAATTAGGTTACTATAGATCATAATACAAACCCCATATCATCTTTTCCTACCTCACACATATTAGACTTACGCAATGTCTGCTGTAGTAGTTTATGAACCTCTGCCGGATCCTCCTTAGCAATCTTGACTCGATAGATCAGTTCATTAATCTGGGCAAAGGATAACCCCTCGACATAGTCGCACAAATCTTCGCAGTGACGTAGCTTAAGAACAGCCTGTAGTTCTGAAAGAGTAGGATTACCTACATACACCAATTCTTCTATACGTCCAGGCCGCGCAAAAATAGCTTTATCAATAATCTCTGGTTTATTTGTAGAAGCTAAAATAAGAACACGTTCCCCAACGTTTTCTAATTGACTAAGTAAAGCACCACGAGATGTAAGATCTGACACCGATCCTAAAAGCTGCTCAAACTCATCTATATATAGGCACTTAAACTGTTCTGTCTTAGCAGGACCATGTATCTGCCACCTCTCAGTTACCCGCCGCACGGACATATGTTTATATCTGCTTATAATGTGTCGAATCAATGTTGTCTTACCTGTACCAGGAGGTCCGTAGAAAAGTAACGCTCTTCTATAAGGAATACTATGATGTTTATAGAGTTCTTGGGATTTCATAAAGACGTCTAGACGGCTAAACATTGCCTTCTGCTCCAACGGAATCAGAATCTCGTGAGGAACTAGCCACTTTGCTCTATCCAGTTCAGCAAAGAAAATAATAAGTCGTTTAAACAGCTTTGCAGCAATTTTCTCATTCTGGCAAGAAACAAATACTCGATTCTCTACCCCGACATCACCACAATAAGTTTTAATGAGAATAGGATCCTCCTTTACTGTAACAATAGTATCCCAAAGCCTTACTGTATCGTCCGCAAGATAAAAACCCGGTACGACCTTACTAAGCTGATGATAGGATAAGAATATATTGTTTTTATGTAAGGAAATGTCATAGACATCATTATGTATTGACTGGGGCATTATCTTCCTCCATTATATTGTTTATTATCCTAATCATCTCATTTAACTTATCAACAATCGTAGTTATATTATCGTGAGTTAGGGCTACTTGTTCAACTTCATAATACTGGTCGTATCTATCCTTTACAACTTTTTCTTCTGTGCTTAAATCCTTACCTCTATGACTATAACGTAGTTCTTCTATATTCCTCATATGTCTTCCCCCATAACTGCCCGTTTAATGTCGGATAGTGCATCCGCGTTCTTTTTAAGGTAGTTGACTACAGCAGGAGCTCCCTGAAACTTCTCGGCTTTGTAGTAATACCACCCTCCCCTACGCTCTATTACACCACTACTAGTTGCCGTTTCCATAATATCATTCACCTTATCTGAACCTTTACCATAATAAAGATGATACGTAGTCTCTTGCCAAGGAGCTGCTATCTTATTCTTATGTATGCTAGCACGTACCTCCTGACCTACCCGTACCTTACCTTTCATAATCGGTTTACCTCTACCTATACGTATACGCAGATTAGCATGATGCTTAAGCGCAAAACCACCGGGCGTAATTTCTGGATTACCATACCCCCCGAACTTAGCGCGTACCTGGTTAAGACACAGCACTGTAGTCTTTGTGTAGGCAGCAGCTAGAGATATATATTTCATGAACTTAGCTATCATTTTAGGGTGAAGTCCCATATGTTGATCTATAGCCTCACTTTCTGATTCTGCTGCCGTCACTAGACCAGCTATCGAGTCTACGACAATAAGACCTACTGTTTCTGACTTAATCAGCTCTATAGTAGCGTCGATAACATGTTCGCCGATCCACAATTCTGGTGCTAGTAACTGAGAAGTATCTACTCCGAGAAGAGTAGCTAAATCGCTGTTTAGACTACCCTCTGTATCAAAATATGCACACATCATACCTAGTTTCTGAGCCTCTCGAACTGTTTCTAGGGCAAGAGTAGATTTACCACCGCTTTCTGGACCAAAGATCTCAATAATCTGTCCACGAGGGAAGCCACCTCCCATAATCTTATCCAGAGACAAGAGGCCTGTAGATATATACTCTCTAGGCGGACGTTTATCTAAAGTGCTCATACTACCTACACCAAACCTTTTTTCAAGTTCTTGTAAAGATTGATCTAGGCGCTTATCCACTTCTTCAGCTATCTCAGTTACTTCCGCTAAATCGGTCATATAATTAATCCTCCTAGCGTGCTTAATGTTTGCTGTACGCTACTACTTACTAGCCCTATAGAGGCCCCCGCACCTTGTACACTACTAGTAAACCGTGCCATCAAGCCACTATTCCAGCCTTCCTCTAGTATCCGTAACCTATCCTGAGCCGAATACCCGCACTCTTTGTTTACTTTAATCACAAGCGGCGTCTGCAAGTTCATTGACATCCTCCTCCTTCTTATCATCTGCTTCAAGAAGAGCATTAGTCTGTGCTAAAGCCTGCATCCAGGCCGATCCACGCGAAGTTTCAGGAATATCAACCTTCAGGGTCTTATAGAAAGGCATGATTATCTCTTTAATTGTCCACGCCATTGGAGAAAGATCTCCCGTAGCATCTGCTACTTGTTCGGACAACATGATATACTTCATAATAAAATCAACAGCCTCTCTACTCTTTGCAACCTTCTGAAGAGCCCCTCCATCATCTTTCTTTATCGTAGCTAAGAAGCTGTTCAAACCGTTCGAGGCCGTTTGCCTATTCTTAGTAGTTCCGAGAGAATGATACGCTCCAATAGGATCTCTCGGATGCTTAGCAAGAGCAGTAGTAAACGCAGCCACCTTAGCAGCATGCTTCATCTTTCTCGGAGTTACCTTCTCCTTAGCTTTTGCCTTCAACCGCTTCTTGCATACTCGGCAAACGTTCTGCTTTTTATCCTCATTACCTTTATCATAGGCAAATGCGGACAGCTCTTTACGTTTCTTGCAGTGACTGCACTGTTTCATTAGTTACTCCTTACTGAATCACCTCATTTTCTATAATATATTGAGATAAATATGCTAATATGCAGTGAGGACAGGCTATGATCGGACACGGATCAAATGATTTAAGGCCTGTTTCCACTAATTCACAAAGATCAATCATAAGCTTACGTCCGTTCTTATCTACGACTGTAAGGACCTCATGCTGCATCTTAACTCCGCACTCTTCACAGATTACTGTTTGCATGCCCAAGACTCCCCTGTAGATATATCGACCCGTAAAGGAACTCGTAAAAGATCCTTATACTGGTCTACCATATAATGAGTAATAGTTTCATGTACTTTTTGTGTGTATTCTTCTTTATGACTATATAGAACTTCATCGTGTATTAACAACTTTAGAGTTGCTATACCCTTAAGCCTTTTTGTAATCTGAAGCTGTGTAAAACAGGTTAAATCAGATGCAGCATTTTGAACCAAATGATTGAAGGGAACATGTTTAGCAACGTCATCCTCAAACCATAACTTTCTACCGAAGAGGCCGACAAGATACCCCTGCCTCTGAGCTTTTGCTGCAAGCGCATACTTATACTCGTTAAGTACAGGTAATTCTCTAGCAAAACCCTTGGCGTAATCTTTTGCGTCATCAAGACTGCACCCGATAGTCTGCGCCAGTTTGAAAGCCCCCATACCGTAAAGAGCATGTCCAAGACCAATGACTTTGGCGACATCTCTAACTTCTGGGTGGAGCTTCTTAACTTCATTCGGATGACATGTAAGACCAAGGACCTTAGTCGCAATGATTCCGTAATAATCTATTCCTTCTTTGAGTGCATTGATAAGCACTGGCTCATTACTATAGTGAGCAGCTAAACAAACTTCTGCTTGACTATAATCAGTAACAGAGCATACTTCTCCCTCATCAGGTAAAAACAACTGACGGAATTCAGGACCCCAAACCTTATCGCGGCGGGGGACCTGCTGAAGGTTAGGATCTGAACCCGAGAGACGTCCGGTCGCAGTAACATGCTGATTGAGGGAGAAGAATAATCTATCTCTTACTATGAACTTAGGCCAAGCCTCTAAAAAGGTTAATAGTTTTGTCTTTTGCCTATGATCCAGAAAATGCTTAATTATAGGACAGTCTATACTGTATGGCTCTAAAGCTTCATTTGATGTAGAAGGTTTAGTATACCAAGCTCCGGTTTCTTCATTTCGTACGGTTTTTACAGGCCTAAGACCCAGACTATGAAAGAACTTGAGCATTTGATCAGGGCTATTCAGATTTAAGCCTTTAAATAATGGACGCTTTGCATCCTTGGTCACGGATCTCTTCCATTGTCCCAGATATTTCATAAAGACTTCTATCTCTATAGGTTCGATCTCCTCTTGAAAATCTTCTCTGAAGCTCCTATCAGAATTATTAATGTAGTCTATGAGACTTGCTGTAAGCATGCGAAGACGCTCTGTATTAATCCGTATCCCGTTATATTCGATTTCTGTAAGTAGGTTACAGAAAGGCATAGCATACTTCCTGTAGTAGTGCCACAGATCATGCTGCTTTAAATCTACAGTGAACTTGTTTATCAGTGCTTCTGTATTACGTACGTCTTGAATACAGTGCTCCTTAATCCTCGGTAAGGAATGCTGTTTACCTTTACCCCACTTCAACTTCCAGGGATCAACCCCTAGAACCTTGATTGAGAGGGTCTGAAGATCCTTCTTCTCATAAGGTAGTAGACTGGCCATGATTAGAGAATCGTCGTCGTTTCGTCCTCCACGTATCCCTGCTCTTTTAAACATTTTAAGGTCGTATTTCCCTCCATGATACCGCTGGCACCAATTCTTAGGTAGGCTCTTCCCATCCACTTCAGTAAGGAAAACAGTTTTGTTATGACCATTCGCATTATGTACTCCCATGCCGATTATATCAGCCTTAAACCAGTACTTGCTGGTAGTCTCTAAATCAATTGTCACTGGTAAGTTATTACTCAATTTTCTGCTCCTTCCCTCACTGCTCCTCTTCTTCATATCTAAGATCTAGATCATCTCTTACATAGTCTATACAGACAGGACACACAAGACAAAAAGGCGTTTCTCCTGCAAACTCCGTTCCACAGTATATGCAAACATTCATCTGCTTCCTCCTATTTAACGTTATCATAACCATCTTTTGCCCATCCACGACCCTTTAAACGAAATGATGTAGGTCCTATACAAAGCTTCATCCTTGTACAACACTTCAAGCAATACTGAGGCTCCTTCCGCTTATTAACCTTTTTAGTATATGTCGCCTGAGCCTCACATTTAGGGCACTTATACAGATATCTCGGCATTAGTCTACCTTAACCTTTTTACATGACTTGTTCGTAGGACTCTTGACCGTCTCACTGGCCTGCTTTTTTCCTCCAGCAGCCCTAATCTTTGCTCGTTCAACGGTCTCAAACAGCTCTTCCAGCTCATCAGTGTTTAGTACAGTTGACCAAGTTCCGATACATATCCTATTAACCACTAGCACCACCTCTCTGGGCTTATACGGCTCACTCTCTTTACGCGTAATCGGCATTCTATTGCTCCTTTCCACAATCTACACAAAATGCGATGTTTTTATGATCGTTCCTACAGTATACCTCTTTCGTACCTCCCCCACAGGCCGTACAGCAATCACAGGAATGACTTGGGGGGTAGGGCTTACCTGGAGGGTGATCGTTCAACACAGGGCAATTCTGTGCGTCTGAGAGGGTATCCTGATAGAGTGCATACCCTAGGATCATATAATTAATTAGATCTAAGAATCGTCCCTTAACAGGTTCTCCAGATTCCTGTCTCCCCGTCTTAACCAGTGTGCAGATAGAATCCCAATGTTTACCAGCGTACACAGCCCAAACATGCATAGAAGACAGGCCAAGATTATCGGCGTTACGCTTAAAATTAATGAGCCTATCGCTATCCCCTCCAGTATAGTCGTGACCTTTCCCACGCAGTACCTCCTTACATTCTTTAATCAGTTCTGTCAAAACTGATTGAAACTCTTTATCTTTCATTGAACCTCCTGCATCTTACGCTTAAGTGTATTCCAACTAAGCGGCTTAAAGTCATTAAGGTCTACGCCGACATTATACAACTTATCGTAGTGCATATCACTTCTTTGATGTGTATGTCCATGTAGGCAAAAGCTGTGATAGTGCGATACGATAGGATAATGACACAATAGGACGTGTAATTTATCCTTATTGTATACAAGCACATCATGTACTTCGGCAAAACCACTACGTAAGGCAGCTTGTACGCTAATATCGTGATTTCCTCTGATTAAGATCTTCGTACCATGTAATTCCTTGACCCAGTTGGCTATACATCTAGCCTGAGCTAACCCAAAGTCTCCGAGTACGTAAACGACATCCTTCGGGCGTACACAGCTATTCCAATTGGCTATTAGTGCATGATTCATTAAAGCTATGCCTGTAAACGGCCTATGGCAGTATTTGATGATATTTGTATGTCCTAGATGTAGGTCCGCTGTAAACCAGTCAGTCATAGGTCAGTTCACCTTTCGTTGGTTACCCTTTAATATCCTATCAACTAGCTTATCCGCCCACTTATCCATAGGTCCACGTAAATACACGAGAAATATCACTACTGTAAGGAGAAATAGACCCAGTTTAGTCAGTTCTAGTATCATCGGCCTCCTCTAGCTGCTTTAGCTGCTCCTGGAGCTTGCGAAGCGTATAAATAAGGTCATGCACGTGAGATGCTTTCGCATTTCCTATCCTAGGGGTTCGATCTTCTATATGCTCTATATCTTCGTCCGTAAGTAAGAATCGATTCATTTATCCTCCTCATATCTATCCGCAGGCAGCTTTTTCAGAATAAGCTGTAGTAGTTTCTTCCAACCTTGGGATCGCTTGTGCTTAACAGTGAACGTTTTACCCATTCCTTTAACTTTGTAGTAGCACAGATCACCATCGTCGCCTTCTTGAAGGTCTGTGAAACCTATATTATGGGCAGTAATATATTCAAGCGTTATAGCGTTGACATGAATATGAAAACCGATCATAGGACCCCCTTATCAAGACATTTACACAATATCCAGCCGATAATGGCACCACCGACGCATAAACCCCCAATGAGTATAATACACCCCACTATTTAAACTCCTTTCGAATATACTTGACGCACTCGTCGATATTATCAAGATATTCATAAACACACCCCTTCTGAAAGTTAGGAATCCTTTCATAGGCTATGTATCTTATACAGAGTACAGGTATCTTAAGAAATCGGGCTAATACCATCTCCCCTAAAGTTCCTCCAGAATCGTTTACAGAGTCATCGTACAATACTATCATGAGGCTGCTATCAGCAATAGCTTCAAGGTCCTTATCTACAATCTCACTCCAAAATGCATCAAGGACATCACGATTATGTACATATTTTGCTGGTTCTAGATCCTCAGCTCTCACTTCATGCTTATCATAGATAGGAGACTCATTTAAGCAGGGATTAAAGACATTATAACCTAGTCTTTCTAAATGAGGGGTTATAAGACGTCTCCAGGTTGTTCCTCTATCCTTACGTTTATCTATACCTCCTGCTAGATATACCTGCTTTTTTGTCATACTACCTCTCCTTTGATTTTTTTATACATTGTCCGGTAATACAGGACCTGTCCTCTACACCACTTATTCCATTTGTGTGCATTTGCGTGGATATGGTTGTGATGACAATTATGAGTAGCGCGGCTATCACAATAAAGGTCACATAAAGGAATAGTAGTATGGTCACTGTATTTTCTCGTATGTATGCCGTCCCCTGCATGATGCGCTGCCACAGTTCCATACTCTCGTCCCTCCTTAAACTTATCATGCCAAGTGCTTGTTCGACTAAGAACCCATTTCCACGGACCGGGAGGCTGCCAGGTACATAGAGCACACGGCTGCTGTTTAATCCATATTATGTACTCTTCGTCTTTAATCTTGGTCAAAATTAAGCTCCTCAGTACAAGGAAAAACGAAATCTGTTGACTCACATTCTCTACAAAGCCCTGCTTCATAGTTATCGTCTATACATAAAGGTCTTCCGCACTCCTTACAACGAATCACTGGACTCATAATCTTACTATCTCCTTAATGCAGCCACGTGGAATAACAGTAGCCTCGCTTTTATCTGCACCTCCAGACACTTGCTTACTGGCGTAGATACGTACTATTCTGTCGTTACTGGTATGCACCCATCCAACAGAGAGAACTGTCACAACATCTAAGCTCTTCATGCCCATCTCTGATTCCCATACACAAGATGAGAGGATATCCTCCCAAATAATCTGAACTAACTCCCCAGACTTAAGGTGTCCTTTCCTCTTTCGCGTCATGATCGCTCCATAGGCACAAAGATTGCGTTACTGTTGTTATATATAATACCACATCCCAGAATACCCTTCTTCTTCACATATTTAGCGTATCGTTGAGCTAAAGCCGTGTTATCGCAAAGACAGCCTGTGTTTAGTCCAAAAATCAGACTATTATGATTAGCTGAATATTTAACTCCGGCTTCGGCGTGCATATGCCCCTGTACAAAACTACATCGTTTATAGATTGCACTATTCAGAGCTCCATTAACTCCACCACTATTAATTCCATGCTCTACTAAAATATCCCACTTCTTAATCACATAATACAGTTTGTGAATCTCCCAACCCCGAGAGAGGCCATAAAGAGCATTTAACTCTTTTAATAGCTTCTCGGAGAGGCTAAGAGTCTGCATCTGACGCTGGGGAATCAAATCATGATTCCCGAGGACCAAAACTCCTTTTGGAAATGCTTTGGAAAAGTTTGCAGAAAAAGCCAGAGCTTTTGCATACTCTTCGTCAGGTGCAGCTGCATCACATTCATGAATATGACGACTCATGGCGTGAAAGTCGAATAGATCCCCATCGTGAATAATTGTAGGATCGCACTTGAACTGTGCGTGCATATCCTGCAAAAATTCGATAGTATGCTTATGGTGATAAGGTGCATGAAAATCACCACAGACTAGTATAGGCTTATTCTTTTTACCAAACAGGGTCATTTATTCCTCATTAGTATCTGGGACCTGTATAACATCAGTTGGTGCATTGTCCCTTTTTACAAACTTAACAAACTTTTCGTTCCACTTTAGATAAAAACCGCCTCCATTTTCAGGTTTTCTCTGGTGTATTAAAATTGAAGCACCGCAGATAGCACACCGAAGCTCGTGAAAAGTCCCTCCCTTCTTACCCGTCTCAGTATTCGGGGCCACCTTCCGAACACTAAACTTAATACTTGTACTTCCGCACTCGTCACAAGTATTGCGAGCAGCAATTTCCTGTAACAATCCTACACTGTCCAGAGTCTCGCCAAAACTTCTACCCTCCGCTTCCATCGTCACTGTTGTTGCTCCCATAGGGAACGTTACTGTTGCTGTCATGTATTCCTCTTTTCTCCCCCGAATCAGTTTTTGTGTACAACTAGTACACCGCTTATAGACTGTTATTCTACTGGTTGCTTTTCCTGATCATCCTCTAAATCGAAAACCTTTTCTATAGGCCATTTATACACAGTGCTATAGTCTACTGGATCATGTATACCATATCTAAGGAGCGTTGTATGATTATATCGCTTCCAGACAGTAAACAGATGCTTAAAACTGTCAAAACAGCCTTCTATGCTCTTACGACTCTGAATTATGCGCCCTTCTGGATTAAATACCCCTGTCTTTAGATCAGTATGGAGCACTCTAAGTCTCTGGATATGTAACTTGTGGAGTTTTGCTGCCATTGCAGCATATGTGGCCATCTGCCAAGAGGCTTTTACATCATACTTCCAGCTCCCTCCCGACTTATAATCCCACAATTCCCTACAGCCATTGCATACAACAATCTTATCTACAGTACCAGCTATGCCTAACTCCGGATCAATCATCGACTGTTCAAGCATAAGAGTTTCAAGCTGTTGATCATTCTCCCACTCTATATACTGTCTTAACATATCTTGATGTACATCTGCTGATCCTTTCTTACCTTGTTTAATACCCAAATCGTAATTCTCTAATACCTCGTGCATTTCTGTACCTTTCTTAGCTGCTGCATCAGCTACCCACTTATACGCATCAGGATGACGCTGCTGCGCACATATACGTCCTACCCACTCAATAAACTTTTTATTCTTAATCATGCCAAGCACAGTCGTAACTGACACACATGGATGCTCTAAATCATCCCGCCAGTACCAGCGCCAGTCTCTCTTAGTATCGGTCCAGCGCTTTACTGTTCGACCCTCAGAATCCTTAAAGATTAGGATATCTTTTGCCCATGTAGTGTCTTTTATTGCTGCCATTTTACACATCCATTGTTAGTGTTTTTGTATACACCATAGCCTTTTTATACTTCTCGAATCTACAAAGAGCCTGCTTTTCTGCCTTTTGCATATTCTTACCCATACCGAAGACAAACGGAAGAAGATCTCCAGTCTTCCATATCTCACATACATAAAGATCAGTAGCACTTACGAATTTCATCTTTACTGTAAGGGTTTGCTGCATTAATTCTCCTTCTTCCAAGTGCCCTATCGTCGTCTTATCTATTGTAAATACACGGGGACTATTTTCTTTATTATCCTACATATAAGCACTAGCTATGTCACCCGTGCAACTGATTTACCCGTCAATCGCCATCTAGTATGTAGGCCGGGAGGGAGAGAAACAGTCCCCACAAAAAGCTCCCTTATTTCCCTTTTTCGGTATCATTAGTGCGATTATATCACGTTTGTTTCTTCAGTGTCAAGCTTTAAAACTAATTTATGTCGTAACCGTTCAACATCAATACCTAATTCCCTGCACATAAACTCACATCCCGTACCCACTTCAAACAGAAAACGCTGGGCATCTCGTTTGACCGATCTATTCGGAGACGTAAGAAAGTCCTTACATGCTTGTTCTACTACAGCGTAGATTAGCTTGCAGTAGGCGTCATATGTAACAGTAGTTTTCATGATCTAGTAGTTAAAGCTATTTGCATACCTAGTATCGCTACATGACTAGCAGTTGTTGATATCTCATCCGCAAGCTTAATAACCTCTAAAGTAGCGTCATGTCGTTGATTTGCCTCATCAAATACAAAATCACCTAGTAGCCTATTCAGATCGCACTTATCCTGAAACTGTCGAATAGCGTCTTTGTACCTCTGTACTAGATCGTTGTTAATCGAATCTCTTCTATTATCTACAGCTGTTCCTCTGCGATGCTTCATAATACCCCCTGAAATTTAGTCTAGTAGAGACGCAGCCTGCTGACATACCTCAAGAGTCAAGTCGTGTTCACAGTCCTGGCATACAATATACGTTTGCTCAAGCATCTCTATACGCTTAAGGTTATCCACGGCGCATTCAGTACAGTACACAACGCCGCACAGTTCACAGTCTTGCCACGGAATATGTTCGTCATCCACTACTACGTCGCAGCTCTCACATTTATAGAACTTTGGCATGTTGACTCCTTTGCTTTATAAGCTGTCTACGCCTTCTCTGTAGTCGCGTTTTATGCTTTAGCAGTAGTGTTTGCATAGCATTAGTAATTTCTTCTACGAGCATTTCCTCAATAAACTCTAACTGTGCTTCGATATCAAAGCCCTCCATTATAGCTCTACAATCTTCATACTTCGGTTTTAATTTAGTCATAAGAACCTCACACTATAATATTAGTTTCTCCGATTGAAACTTTTTCATCATCAAACCATACCTTTATACCCGATTCAAGGCTATATTTATCTGTCACATAGTCCACGTAATTAGTAAGCCCTAGCTTATGTACCCAATGTTGTGCATATTCTTTTCCACCTCCCGAAGCAACTACGATACTGCATCCTAATCGTTTAAACTGTAGAAGTATATCAATTATATCATACCTCGGGGTGTCATCAAAGCGAATTAAAGTACCGTCTACATCAAAGCCTACTCTGACTAATCTATTCTGTTCTTCTTTATAAGTGCTCATAGTATACTCTCCCTAAGAGACCATTTCATCTATATTGCAGCTTTCTGAAATAAGATCCTCTGGAGTGATGGCGCACCCTAGCGAGAATAGCCCTGAGAGGCCCAGAATTAGCCCACATTGAACGATCGTATAGATTCTATACCCCAGTCGGCGAGGATTCATATAACGCTCCCCTCAAGTAAATATACGTCTCCTCCAGGGAGACTATAGCAAGCTAGCTTCGAGCAGTTAAGGTTAGTACTCCAGGTGGTTAAAATGTATAGACCAGTAACTGTAAGCGCACCAATAGCTAAGGTACCATCTGACCGCAGAACAGCCTTATAGTCACCTGAGTTAGAGAGTACTATACTGAATACTGAGTTATAGAACTTGCTTTTAGATGAACGTGACATATTATCCTCCGTAATCTTTGTGGTTGCCCTCGGCTTCATTTAATTCATAGCCTGCTATATAGTCAGTATAATTTTGTGTTGTAAACCGTATATCGCCTATCGCTATACGTTCTGAGGTATAACTACCTCCGACGTAATAATGAGGATCTATCCCTCTGCGGTAGTAACTATCAGCCGCTCCTCGATCCCAAGCACTTCCGTGTCTTTTATCTATCAATTCGTGTACCATAGAGCTCCTTCATCTCATTGCCCTTGATGCAGACATTCAGCAAAGGTAGTTGTTGCCTATCATTACCTAATGCCCGTTAAATATGCTTTCAAGTATTGTTATCCATAATATCAAGGTACGTCTGACCCGCATCACCTTATCATAAAGCTGTGTACCCTTCTGCTCAAACCAATCATATAATATACGAAACATAATACTCCTTTGTTTTTAGAAAGACTGGATTATAAACCTCGATTCGTCGATGGGAATCATTATCGTGTCTTCGTTAAGCTGCTCCATAGTCGCATACTTCTTATTACGGGCCAGGTTAAAGGCTTCTAATGATTCGTATTCCTTAAACTCATAACATATAGCGTCAACGTTTATCTCTAGTTCACTCTCGATATCCTTTTCAAACTGCTCAAACCAATCATATAGCGCGTTCAATCCTTCGTAGCTAAAATGAGCTGGTGGCCCGTGGGCGCGGAAGGCTTCCCTAAACATGCTTCGTGTTAAGATCTGTTTCATAATCCTCCCTATCCTTCTTCTCTTTGGTTATGATCTAAAGCTTCCAAGGTGTACTCACTTACCTCTACTTAATCGCCTTGGCATCCGATGAGTACTGGGTCGCGACCCCAGTCCCTTGCTTGATCTATTTAATTGTCAACCAACTACCTACATCCTATCGCAAAACCTACTTCGTGTCAACCTTATTTTCTTTTATTATGTTTTCAAGTATTGTTCTATTCATAGTTAGATGCATGCATCATGCCAAGGTGTTACATTAAGGATATCAACCACTTACATCAACTGTATAGGTACAATTATACCCATATAAATAATATCAAGGTACGTCTAAGCTAGTGATGTCATTGGATAAGTACATAAACACCCACATATAATACAGTGTCAATACGATGACATTTAGCAAGGAATAATGCAGTGAGTTACAGTGAATATAGAATTATATCTCTTATATTCAGCCTTCTTATGTTTATATGCAGCTTTGTGTTATGCAGCTTTGTGTTTCTATACTCAGCCTTATGTTTAACAATTCCAACGCCTCTGTCTCTCTAGTTTCAGTCCCACCATACATCAACAGCACCATATAGCGACCATGCCCCGGGGGGTGGGGAGCCCCCCAAGCCTTCCTTATTATATAGGTAGACCTTTTAAAAATATACACCAGAAAATGCACGGTCCCATGAACCTAGAAACATCAATGATCCTGCGTACTTAGGAATAAGTACTATCTTAGCTCTTGACAGCACCTAGGAAGTATGGTATAGTATAGAGAGAATGAATGAGTCTGTTAATATCTCGACCCTTCCCCCTCATAAGCTGTTTCGTGCATGGTGTTATGCTTATCTGGGCCGCTATTTCAAAGTGAAGTTAGGGCCGTTGCACGACAAGTGGTTTAAGCTGACTGAGCGCAAACGAGTAGGCATTTCAGCTCCTAGAGGGTTCGCAAAAAGTCACTTTTGGACCTTCTACTACCCCCTCTTTGTTGCACTTACTCAACCAGGTAAGAATATAGTTATCGTGTCCGCATCTGCCACTTTAGCAGAATCATTCCTCATGAAGATCAAGAAAGAACTGGAGTTTAACAGCCTTCTACGAGGCGATTTTGGTGATCAGGTGTCTCAGACTTGGAGAAATAATCTCCTGCACTTCAATAACGGTTCGACTATTGAAGCGATTGGTGCTCAGGGACGGATTCGCGGCAAACGCCCCGATCTAATCGTTATTGATGATCTTGAGAATGACATAAACGTTATGTCCGAGGAACTACGCCGCAAGTTAGTTCAGTGGTTTACAAAAGCCGTTATTAACACTCTCACTGTTGATGGACAGTTAATCATTGTTGGAACAAAACTTCACCCTCTCTCTTTTCTGGCCAGGCTGGTGGCTAAGGACGAATCCGTCATTCATAACTATTCGAAATGGCACATTGAGCAATTCAATGCGTTAGATGATTTCGGGGAATCAGTCTGGCCTCAACTATACACTACTTCATGGCTTAAAGACAAGGAAGCAGAAATCGGTATCGAAGCCTTTCAACAGGAGTATATGAATAATCCTATTCCTGATGAATACCGTCAGTTTAAGCCGGAGTATTTTAAATATTTCACCGAATTACCCGATGACTTAGTGTACACGACTACCGTAGATCCTGCGGCGAAGATTGAAGAACGTCATGACTACACCGCCATTGTAACAGTAGGAATGAATAAAAAGGGCGAGATGTACATCGTAGAAGTAACTAGAGCTAAACTCCTACCTAACGAAATTATTGATGAAATCCTACATCACTATAAACGTTGGAATTCTCACACCATAGGGTTTGAGGAAGTAGCTTTCCAAACAATCTTAAGACGCTATTTCGATATGGAATGCGCTAAAAAGCGTCTCTTCCCTTACGTACAAGAACTAAAGCTCGATGTTTCTAAACATGGTCGTCGAAAGCGGTATCGGATAGAAGCATTACAGCCCTATTTCAAGGCTGGTATGATACACATGAGGGAGGATATGAAAGACCTTCAGGCCGAACTTCTAGGTTTTCCTAGCGGTCAGCACGATGACGTCATTGATGCCCTCGCTTCACAACTTGAGCTTGTCCGTCCAGGATCCCCTAAATCCTCGGAAGTACTACTTCCAGGGACTTTTGGACATCACTGGGCCGGGATAAAAGCAGCTAAGATAAAAGGTAAATATAATAAACGCCGTTGGCATAAAGGTTAATTATGGCCACTAGAGAACTTCGCAAGAAAATAGCATCAGGAATTAAAGCAGGCTTTTCGTGGCTAGATGAACCTGTTGCCGCTCCAGGCTCTAGTACCCACAGACAGCGCGCAGACCGACTTACTGCATACCTTAAGGGTGATTATTATAAAAGCGGATACGATACTAAATATATCGTCAATACGATGTACAATCTAGTCAACTTAATCCTTCCCCATTTAATTTATCATCAGCCCCATATAAAAATAAAACCAAAAAGACAGAACTTCTCTAAAAAAGCTAGAGACGGAAACGAATACGAGTCTATAAACGGTGCGCTAGCAGCAGAAATTAACGAGGTTAAACTAAACAACATCCTCAAGAACATGAGGTTTAAGCACGAAATACGTGACTGCGCTTTTGATTGCTTAAGGTGGGGATTTGGTGTACTTAAAGTAGGTTACAGCCCCTCTACAGACCATGAGGACGATAATGAGTATTTAGACGAAAAAGATGTCTTTTGCCAACGAGTAAACCCTAAATACTTCGGAAAAGATCCTCTTGCATCTGGTACCCACAACGCACGCTACCTAATTCATAAACTGTCCAAGACTTTAGATGAAGTAAAGGCTAACCCTAACTATAAAGGTACACGAGACCTTAAAGGCATTGGCCTCTCAGTAGATGACCCTAAAAAGAAGAAGCAAGAAGACTCCAAAGATGACACCGAGATGGTAACTCTCTATGAGTATCACGACATCTTAGAGAACAAGATACACACCTACGTTGAGGCCGGAGAGGCTCGTCACACCCAGAAACGCGTGTTATGGAGCCGTGATAACCCCCATAACATAAAAGGCTCTCACTTTGTCATCTTGAAGTTCACAGGAGATCCAGACGACTTTATAGGCATTCCAATGCTCGCGATGATTGAAGATGAAGCCTTAGCCATGAACGAGGTTCTTTCTCTTATGATGAACCATCTACACCGCTTCCCAGGCCAAATAATCGCTGAAGAAGGCGCAATAGATGACACTCAGGTTACTGCAATAGAGAACGGCGAACAAGGTTCCATCTTATTCACTAATAACGGAGCTTTAAGAGAAAATCGTGTCGAGAAAGTCTCACCTCTAAGCATGGGCCCCGAATACTTTAACACCAATAATGTTCTCCAAGCCACTATAGATAAAATCTTAGGTATCCCCGACTTTCAGAGACAAGCTGGATCAGGCAAGAGAAAAACTGCCACGGAGTCGACCTTTGAATCTAACGATTCCAATGTACGTAAACGTTTCTTCTTAGACTTTGTATATGATTTTGTAATAGAGACTGCCTCTAAGATACATGGATTAATGCTACAGTACCACAAACCAAAAGATGAGATCGAGCTCTTAGGAGATTTTGAGGAGTGGATAGAATACACTAAGGAAGATATTCAAGGTGAGTATAGCTATGATTTTGACGTAGACACCATGCTTGCTTTTTCACAAGCTCAAGCACAAGGCCTGCTTAATTTTCTCCAAGTCGTAGGTGCTAATTCCTTCCTTCATCCCATAGTTAAGAAGTGGGATCCAGAGAAGGTAGCAAAGCAGATAGCAAAAGCCCTACAAGTTAACGTCGAAGCTTTAGAAGCAAACAACAAACTCGTCCGTACCGAATTTGATCCTTATGAAGAAAATGATCGCCTTCGCAAAGAGAGTACTATATACGATCCCAATCCGCATGAGCAGCATCAAAGACACATGGAAGTACACATGCAGCTAGTGCAAGAGCTTCAGCTTTCTGAAGATCCATCTGATAGAGATAAACTAGCTTTGTTAGCTAATCATCTTAAGGTTCACGAGATGATGGAAAGTATCGCCTCTCAATGGCCCGGAATCCTCCGAACCCAACCAGGAGGAGATCAGCAACTACCTCAAGCAGGCGGTCCCGCAGGTGAAACTACACCCTCTGAAATGGAAGCTCAACAGAATCTAACGACTGGACAGGAATTACCGTAATGCCCTTGTATGACTTTAAATGCAACATTTGTGGAGACATTAAAGAAGAGTTCCACTCCATTAAGGATAGGCATCGTTCGCACCCTTGTATATGCGGAGGAGAATATAGACTGACTATACTCAAATCAGCAGCTGTTCACGGATGTGACTCCTTTAATCCCCACTGGGATGTTCAAACAGGAGAATATTACGAAACTAAAGAGCACAAAGCATCGTGCCTTAAAAAGCTTGGCTGGACTCAATCAGACGGTCCATCCTCCCCCCGTAAATCTACCCCAGGGACAATCATAGGCAATAAGGCCGTGGACCCCTTTAAAGAGATTGCTAAAGGAAGGAAAAGCAAATGCCAGAAAACAGAGACGTAGAACTCGAAACCCCAGGTGAACAATCCCCGGAACTCACCGAAGGTAATGAACAGGCTACAGATCAGGAAGAACATCAGGACTCATCCACAGACTCTTCCAGCAGTGTAACGGATGACGGTAACGTATGGAGCACCGATGGACTTGAGGAGCCTATGATAGCTCGCATAAAATCAGGTCAAAGTCTTTATACAAAAACCTCACAAGAAAAAGCTGTGTTACAATCCAAGTATGATGAGCTTGCTCAAGGCATGCAACAGCTTCGACAAGAGGTTAACAGGACGCTAGACAACCCCACCGTCTACGATTATTATCGTGCTCAGCGAGGCCTAGCTCCTATTAATCAGGTAAAGCCTGTAGATGCTCCAGATGAGCATGAATCTGCTCCTGCACTAGACCTAGAGGGCGCAGAAAGTGCCTCTGAGGTCTCAAGACGTGTTATGGAGTATGAGGCGAAGAGAGACGCCTATCGCGACCGTATGTGGGAAGCTCGTACCAAAGAGATGGTAGATAAAGCTATTGCTTCAACTGAAGAACGTTTTGCTCCTGTGGCTAAATCAGTGTCCGATGACCGGTGGTATACCGCATTAGATAACATGAAAAGCAAGTACAGCGAGCATTTTGCTTCAGTTGAATCACAAGTGCTTCAACACATCTCCCATGGTGCTTATGGGCCCTTATACCGTCCCGGCGTCTCAGAGGAGGCTCTTTTAGAGAAAGTGTGGAGAGCTGAATGTCCCGACCAGGTACAGTTGTTTAACCAACTAGCCTGGAAGCAGAACAATGCAACAAAACGTGCTGCTGCGACGGAACGTACAACTCCTGCCAAAGTATCTACAAAGTCTCCATCAGGCAACTCAGTCGAAGATATAATCGCCCGAGTGAATGCAAACCTTGGTACGAAATAACAGTTTTTAGGAGGTATAGCTTATGTTATGCGCCGGATTTAGTACAGTTGCTGTTGATACCTCTGCAACTAGAAATACCGAAAGATTGTCTGCGTTCTTGTCTGAACTTTATTCTGCAGACCCCTCAGACAACTATTTCGACAGGTATCCAACAATCGACCGCCTACAAAAATCCCGCAAGGTAGGAGCCTTTGGTCGTCAGATCAGAGTTCCTATCGTTTACGATAAGTCTCCCAACATGGCCCGCGCAGGTAACTATGACCTGGTTAACACTTCAGGTTCTTCGTTAGTTCGCGACGTCGTATATGCGATGAAGAATATCTTTTCATCGATCAACATATCTTGGGAAGAGCTTCGTGAAATTGCTGGAAATGATCACATGGCAATTGATCGCCTTAAAATCAAAAGAGCGGTTGAATTGAAATCTCTTGCAAAATTCCTCAATGAGGATCTCTTTGCATCGAGTGTAGTTGGTACAGCTATTCAGTCACTAGCTACCGTAGTAGATTCCTCAGGCAGTGCAGGCGACCTTAGCCAAAGTACGCTTTCCGCTTGGGCAGCTCATGAAGTAGCCCACAGTGCAGCATACGAGGCAGGTGCCTACGCTGAAATGCTCGGTATTGTCAATGATATCGAGGAAAAGGGAGGTCGAACCTCCTGGATCGTCACAACCAAAGACATCTATGAAAGCTGTGAAAACTCTTTCGACGTCGACGTCCGCTATGCAGGCGCAGACGGAACGGTGAATCGTGGTTGGACGGGCCTGAAGTTTAAACAGAAAGATTTGTTTTTTGATTCTGACTGTACTTCTCAGGCAATGTACTTCATCGACTCTGACCATCTACAGCTTTGTGTAGACAGTGACGGTGATGCAAGGTTCGCCGATTTCGACGAACCTCACGACCAGTGGGCGCAGTCAGCCAAATTTGTTTGGCGCGGACAGGTCATTTGTGACAAGCGCAACGCTCACGGCAAAATAACTGGCATCAGCTAAGTTAGGAGAATATCATGGGAAACAAAAGCATACATGAAGCTCCTTTAAGTGCAGACGGCTCTTCTGAGGTTGTCCGCATGCGAGCAGCTTCTGCCAGAACTAAAGGCGACGTAGTCTATATGGACATGGGAATTACCGGTCTGATAGACATGTCTGTCGGTGATGACAACACTGTGCACTTTGCAGCTGTCGCCGCACACGACATTGCCTCTGGTGAACACGGCCTGTACTATGTACAAGGCTATTGCGACGCTAAGATCGACAGTTCCGGAACTACCGCAGTTATAGGTGATGGCATCGATGTACTTAATGGTGTTGTTGCTCCAACTGACGCAGATTTTGGCTCTGGTGGCGTTGCAGGGGAAGCTCAGCAAACGCTTGGCGTGGTTCTTGAGACATCCTCAGCTAATGAAATTGTTCTTATCTGTTTACACGGTAAGGCTTTCACAGCACAGACGTAAGAAATCTCTCTATAGGAGGGCTCCTGTTCTGGGGGCCCTCTATTAGAGGCTACTCTATATTAGGAGATTGAAATGGGTATTAAACAGCATATTATTGATCAGGAGAGTATCCCCGATCAGACTAACGTAAAGAAGTTTAGGAACGCTTATTTACAGCTTCCTCAAACTGCAAACGCCTCCCTTCCTGCCGCAGCCACCGGTAATGAAGGTGCAGTCGTGTACGACTCAACAAACAACGCTCTTTATTTTTCTAATGGTTCAGCTTGGGCAGCTGTAAATGCTTCAGGCGTTACCTTGGACACAGCCTTTGATGGTGGAGCCGCAATTGACTCCTGTGTTGCAGGTGATAAATTAACCATTACAGGTGGCGGTGGAACGTTATCTATTTGGGATGATCTTACAGACATCCATCTCTCTTCAGATGCTGATCTTGTTCTTACAGCTACAGAGATGAAACTTGTGTCCGCAGATGTAATCTGTGGTACAGGTGCAGCTACTGCTGACATCATGTCAAGTGGTAACTATGATCTTGTTCTCAAGACGGGTAATGCAACCACAGGTAGTATTGTCATTACAGACGGCGCAAACGGAGCAATCTCAATTGTTCCTAATGGTTCTGGTGAATTAGTTGTAGGTAGCGGTGCAGCCGCCGCAGCTATCACCTCCTCAGGTGCGTATGATCTCGTTCTAGACACTAACGCAGGTACCAATAGTGGCAGTATCACTATTACAGATGGTGCAAACGGTGACATTGACATCACTCCTAACGGAACAGGTGTTGTTGACATTACAAATGCCATTCTTGTAAGCCCAGTGACTACTACTGCAGCTGGTACCGCAGCTCTCGCTCCAACAGACGAGACATGTATTCACCACATTTCTACAGATGGTGTAGATCCGTGTGCAGTCACTCTTCCTGACGCTTCTACTATGGTCGGACAGCAGCTCGTATTTTTCTTCGACACAGATGGAGGCCAGGATGTTGTTGTAACCACAGCAGCTGGTGACGCTTATTACGCTTCAGGTGATATTGGCGATAACACAGCTACAATGGCAGATGCAGGTGATCTCCTTGTAATCATTGGCATTGCTGGTAACAAATGGATCGTTCTAGAGAACAATGGTGTAACCTTCTCATCTGTATAAGATAAGGAGTCTTTATGGATCTTAAAGCTTTATTGCAGGAAAAGGTAGAAGCTCATAACGAACTAAACCAAGCTATTATAGGTTCAGGGAAAGAACTTGACCGCCTGCTTGGAGAGATCCGCTTACTCCAAAAGCTGGTGCAGGAGAAGGAAGATAAGAAGAAACCCGTGAAAACGGATAAGTAGATGGTTAGGGGCTTAAAACGCCCCTTTCCCTGTATTTAACCGCGTAAAGGAGAAATGTTATGCCAAGATCATGCGTTGCGTATTTCGACAGTGACGGAGATAATTCCGCTCAGAGTATACTGGGATCCAAAGGACTATTACACAAACTCCACGTATATAACTCTAATGGTGCAGCTGCCTTTGTTCAGCTCTTTGATGAATCAGGCGCCATTACAGTCGGAACTACAACCCCTGCCTACGTAGTCTACGTACCGGCAGGCGGAGGAGTAATAGAAGACTTCCTACATCCTTTAGTATTTACAAACTCTATTAAATACGCCTGTACTACTACTCCTACCGGAAATGGTGACCCTACTGCAGGCCTCACGGTATCAGCAGCCTACGTAAGCATAAGCTCTTAAGGAGAAATTATGTCAGGTTTCTTCCAGACATTCCAGAACCTAATAGCAGCTGTAACTCCTTCCCTTGACCTCAAGGACACCGATTGTACCGATTCTGACATCAACGCCCAAGTATACTGTAACGCCACAGATACAGGCACCGGCACAGAAGATGTGGATGTTTGGCTAAAACAACAGATCGCAGGTGCTCTTACCACCTTCCTCTACGCAGACGCAGACGGCGATATTCAAGTAGGCTCAGCCTCCCAAGGACTATGCATAGTAGGTAAATCAGCAGGCGACATCTCCTTTACCCAAACAGCCATAACCTCCTCCTCAGGCACAGCCACAATAAACTGGGGCTTAGGAAATAAGGCATCCCATTCCCTATCAGAAAATGTAACATACACCTTCACAGCTCCAGCAGGTGCAGCTAACTTAACTCTTAAGGTGGTACAGGACTCCTCAGACCGTACAATAACATGGCCAGGAGCAGTTAAATGGTCCGGCGGCACGGCCCCCACTCTAACATCAGGCTCGGGTAAAATAGATATAATAACCTTCTACTACGACGGTACAGATTACTATAGTACCTTCAGTCAGGACTTCTCATGAGCCTAGTAAACCTAAGAGATAACCCAGACCTAGAAGAACTCGAAGAGGAACCGTTTCAGCTCCCAGAAGGTTACCGCCTCTTGGACCCACTAGACCCAGATTTACCTCCAGATGATAAAGCTCAATGTCCTAGAATAATAGGCCCCTTACCCCGTTCCCTTCCCAAACTAGATGATAGATACATGTATGCAGCAACCCAAGAACTATACAGACCAATAAAAGAAGCCCTACCCAAAGAAACCTTCTGCGACTTCCACACCTGGCAACCCATCGCAAAGCATGATACCAGAATAGGAACAGTAGTGATAGAAGAATGCTCAATCTGCGGCGAAGTCCGCAGCACAGCAAAAAGGCGTAAATAGTGGCATCACCAACCATTGAAGCAATTACAACCAATTCAGGAGGTTCTAATACCTCCGCCGTTGTTGACTGGACCGCTGGTGTACAAGCCAATGACCTACTTATTGCCATAATCACTACAGATGATGATGACACAAAACCAGTGGACTGGACAGGCACCAGCTTTACTGAAATCTTTAGCGAGGAATTCAATACCTATGGCCCTTCCTGCTACATCGGATACAAACAAGCAACCGGGGGAGAAACCTCAATCACTGTTACATTAAATGGATCAGAAGAATGGGCTACCATAGGATATCGAATATCCGGCGCAGAGAATCCAGCAACCCAACCACCTGAAACTGCTCCAGTAAACACCGATAGAAGCGCTATCGTTTCCTATAATGCTTTAACCCCGACCGGAGGTTCTAACGACTACCTATTCATCGCTGTTCATGGCGTTGACGCTGCTCGTAGTACAACAGGTTGGCCGTCCGGGTACTCTAATACGACGGAAGTCGTTAAAATCTTCGCCATAACCGCATGCTCAAGCTCTGTAGCTAAAACCACAGCTTCAGAAACCCCTGGAAATGCAACTACTGCTCAATCGGATCAATGGATTTCTACAGTAATCGCTGTTCATCCCAGCAGTGCTGAAGGAGCAGCTGAAGAAGACGCTGTATTCTTTGGAACAGATTTCTAATCATCGCGTGTACGGAGCAGCAGTAGACATAAAGCTATACTACCACGAATACCCAGATTAAGGAGCACTAGATGTCAGGATATTTTGTATCACGTACGCTTGTAATAGGCGATTTAGACCTACAAGACGCTACTCCAGCTATTACCCTAAAAGACACAGACTGTACTGATAGTGACATTAATGCTCAATTAGCATGTAACGCTACTACAACTACCTCAGGTGCCGAGGATATTGATGTAACCCTAAAACAACAGGTTAACGGCACCTTAACAACCTTCCTCACAGCCGATGCTGATGG